ATTCTATCCTATCCCGCCGCTGGATTGCGCGGCGCACTGCCCTGTAAATCCGATCCTCCATGTCCCTGGCGTTTTGGTTCAAAAGCTTTTCCGTCCCGGCTTGACTGCCGTCTCCCTGCATGTTGATTGTTGGGGAGTAGGACAGGCTGACATGCACGGAGGGAGATGCAGTCGGCCCGCCTGTACTCCCGGCGCGTGAGAGCGCGGGGAAAGATTTCTGCACAGGCATATTCTGTACCGGCGACATATCTGGAATAACCGGATATGTCGCCGGTATGGGAGGCATGTCAAAGCGCGGAGTCATATTGAGCAGCTCAATGTCCGGCATGACCGGAAGATTTACGGCCAGCGCATCCGGGATCTGTACCCTGAAAAGCGCCTCGTTGATCGTGTCCGATATGGGAGACGCCTGGATTCCCTGGCGTACCATATCCATGATCCGGTATCCGGCAAGATGAATCTCCGAGAGAGGCCCGAGGGGAATAGGGGAATGAGGAACGAGATAATTTGCCGCGGCCTTGGCCACATTTTTAACAACCTCGCCTACAGCAGAAATCTTGCTTGTGATCCCGTCAATAAGGCGTTGGATCATCCTTTGGCCGGCACCGAAAAGATCAAAGGATGTGATCGCGGTCCACACCTCGTTGAATTTTGTTTTGATACTGTCAGCCATGGTCTTGATCCAGGTAACGACCTGGTTCCACTTCTGGCCTATCCAGTCAAACGAGACGACAATACCTTTGGCTGCCGCTTTGAATGCACTGTCAACCCATGTGGTAATCTCCAGAGTATCGTTCTTTATTCTTCCCCACGATGCGCTTGCTATATTCTTCGTCCAATCCCATGCGGCCATGGTCTGGTCAATCGTGTGCTGCAGGTGCCCTGCAAAAGCTCTGCCCTGGCGCTCTCCAGCCTGTGCCGCCGCCGCGATGGACTGGGCCTTGTCAAATTCGGGTTGTGTCAGTTGCAGTTCGGGAGCCACGAAAGAAGCATACGGGCTTTCGAGCTTCGGGAAATTGATCTTGATGTCGGCCTCGAACCCGGCCCATCTCTTCACGGCGTGCCAGGCTGAACTGGACCACTCTCCGATTTTCCTGAAGAGCGGCTCAAGCGGTTCCAGGGCCGGCTTGATCGCAGCGTAGAATCCCTTAAAGAACGCTTTAACCTTGTCCCAATTTTTCCAGAGCAGGTACGCTGCCGCAGCAAGCGCGATTACCGCGAGCGTGAATGGATTGAATAATGCAACTCCAGTTGTGGCAAAGCTCAAAACCCTGGTGGTTCCGGTGAGCAGAAGGAACGCACGGCGCAACTGCACCAATGCGGTAATCCCCTTTCCTACCGCTGAGGCGAACATTCCAAGCACGACGAGGCCCCCTCCGACAATCACAAGAAAGGCACTTAGCCCGGCCCCGCTAAAGGCGATCACTTTCGATAAGGTCTCGTGCTTCTCGCTCCATGAGATGAGTTTTTCGACAAAAAGATTGACCCGGTTCGCGGCTTCGGCAACCGCGGGGAGAAACAGGCTCCCGATATTCACACCGAGGGCATGGAGGGCATTGCTTGCAAGCTGCAGGGCGTTTTCCGTCGTTTTGCTCCGCTCAATAAACTCCTTTTGCATGGATCCGGCATACTGCGTTTGACTGGCCACCAAGCCAAACGCCTTCTGCAGGAGATCCAGGTTTTTTAGGAGCGGCATGATCGCCCCCTTGGACTCCTCACCGAATATCTGGGACACAATGGCCGGCTGTTTCCATGCCGGGATCTTGTTGACCCTCTGCAATACGTTCATAATCGTGGGCAGAGCGTCCTTTTGCATGGATTTTGCGACCTTGACCGCATCAAGGCCAAGGGTCTCGAATGCAATCACATCCTTGTCTGTCGCCTTTTCCCCCTGCGTGAGTGCGTTTAGAAAATTCTTCATGCCCGTGGCGGCTATTTCCGTCTGCGCGCCAGTGGATTTGAACGCGGAGGCCAGCGCCGCCACCTGGATGGCGTTAAGCCCAGCTGTCATGCCCACGGCGCCCTGGCGTTTGAGGATCTCCCCGATATCAGCAGCCGTGCTGTTCATGTTATTAGAGAGATAATTTGTTGCATCCGCCAGTTGGAGTGCCTGGGCCTGCGTGAGTCCCATGGAGTTGCGCCAATTGGCCATCATCTCCCCGGCTTCCTTACCGGAGATGTCATAGGCTACCCCCAATTTTGCAGCATCCCGAGCGAACTGAAGCAACTCCTCATGCGTTTTGGCGACATCGCTTTCACCCGCGGCACGGACGATATCCGCAATTTCATTCGCCGGCATGGGTATCCCTTTAAGCCCATAGGTCATGCGAAGGATGTCATCGCCCATTTTCTTGAACGATTCAGGAGTCGGGAAATCCACCACCTTGCGGATATCGGCCATCTTAGATTCGAATTCAACGGCCCTTTTTATGGGTATGACGAAAGCCGCGCCGAGAGCTGCACCGGCTGCCGTCATCTTCAAGCCCGTTTCGGTCATGGACTTACCGATATTACTCAAGGCTTTCCCCGCCCGAAGCGCTTTTTGCTCCGTCGAATTGAACGCCTTCTCGATACCCATCAGAGGCTTGCTGACCTTGTCGATCAGGTCAAAATAGACGCCGACCTTGAACATTTTTGAAAAATCAGCCATTCCTCACAGCCTCCGATTCAGCTTCGAGCACTTCGCTCAATTTCCCGATCCAGAACAGGAATTCATCCATGTCCATTTCCAGGACTTCAGCCAGCGACCAGTGCATTTCCCGGCAAAATTGGACGATCAGCCTTGCTGCGTCGCCTAGGAGTTCCCGAGCAAAAAAGGGAGGACTTCCAGGTAATCATCCAGATCCATATTCTTCCACTCTTCAAAGGAGATCATCTGACCGTCCACTTCGCAAAGTATCGCCGCAAGCCCGAGCTGCGCTTCCATGGGGGAGGAAACCATCATCTGGGCTTTCACCATGTCGTAAGCCGTACCCTTGAAAATCCTGACTTTTTTCCCGGATTCAAGGGTTTTTTCCAGTTTGACGATTCGTTCAGTCATGTATCACCTACATTCCGAGGTTTGTTTTTGTCTGGGCCAATACATCGATCCCGTTCACACGATAGACATAGCTCATGGGATCCACTTCAAGCACTTCTTCGCCGTCGATCACGATTTTGACGTAAAGGGCATTGAATGTGAATTCCGGCCCCTCGTTCTGGGCCCCCTTGTAGGTCGGATGCTTGATCTCTGTAAAAAACGACCGCATTACGATCTGAACCGGATATTCATCCATTTTGCCGGATCGGACGTTATAGCGCTGCACACTGCCGCGCACGTCAACATGATGCGCTGTTGAGGGATCTCCCAGCACTTTATGAGCATCACCCACGATGGAGGCAAACTTGAGGTTCCCCTCCATCCCGTCTACATGACCATGGAAGGGCAGAGTGACCTTGCCGCTGATACCCATTGCCGTGTAATCTTCGGTGAGCTGGGTGATTGAGGGAATCTCGATTTCCGCTTTTCCGGCGTAATCACGTCCCTCGATATAGACATTAGCGTCCTTTAGCATGTTCGGGATTTTTACGTCCGCCATTTATTTTTCTCCTTCCTTGAAGGGCGTTTTCCAGTTGAGAGTTATTGGCTTCGAGGTCCCGAGAGTTCTTAAAGCGATGACCGCCCATCCCGCCAGGAATACCAAGCGGCTAAACCACTCCTGCGGAATGAGATTTCCGAAATAAATCTGGAAAGACGGATCGGTAACGGCTCCCATCATTACAAGGACCAAGCCGGTCCAGTTAAGCTTTGACGCTACTGGCGATTTTGATTCCATTCGCTCACTCCTTCAGTATGGACTTGAAATTTATAAATCTAGGTTTTCCGGTCGGCCTGCTTTCAATATCTACATTAAACTCGATTTCCTCCGAATATTGCGAACTGTTCCCATAAGCGTCATGAGCAGTAGCCGCGGCAAAATATCTTCCTGGAGGCAGGTGTTTTATCGTAAGGGTCTGAACCTTCCCTCTTGTCGCTATTGCCCGGACATATTTCCGACTGACAGGTCCGTAGTAGATCCTATATCCTGTAACACCGACCTCCGGAAGGTTCGGGTCGTCCCATACGAAGGTAACCGTTCCAGCTAGTGCGCTTGACGCAATAAAGCACAGTGCCAGGCACAACCAAAAAACTCTCATCTCACCACCTGTAAATTTTCACTTTTACGATATTCCTTGGCCATGGCAGCAGGTCCCAGGTGGAACAGTTTCCTCGCATGTTCGGCCAAGAGCCGTTAAAAGGAACATTGAGCCGTCGAAAAAACTTTGGAGCGCACTTTCTTCCTGGACAACGGCTCCAATGGCTGCGTTGGCGGCCTGCGCCGCGCCATCCACTATTTTGAGCTGCTCCTCGACTTTATCCACTTCGGCGTTGTTTTCAAGGAGCAAGGCAAGCACGTTCACCGCCCGGTCAAATACTTTAACTGACTGCATTGCGGCATTTACTGCGGTAGCAAGTTCAGGCTTGATCTGAACGGCCATTTCAGCCGCTACGGCAAGCCCTCTGGAAAACGATTGATAATAACTGACAGTAGCATCTATTTTTTGAGCAGTGCTCATGCTTTTCCATGTCGCGCACGATAAACATAGAAAGCATGTGAGGATCAGGATTCCTTTTTTGAACAGCATGTTGGTCGTTCCTTTTTTTCACAAAAATCACAGCAATAACCGTTACAACCCTTGCACCCCCATCCGAAATAAATACAATAAGCGCATTTCTCCCGCGGGGCGGACGGGTTCCTCATGTCCGTATAACCTTGCTTTTCGGATCAAGGTTTGTGTGGCTATGATTATGGAACGCCGCCCACAATTCCCTGTTCATATCCTTGAGATCCGCCAGGCGTGCATTAATCTCGGCGGAGCATTGCTCCTTCCTTTCTTTGCACGTGGGGTCCTTGACCAGATATTCCATCTTAGACCCCAGCGTTCTTATTTGCTGAGCCAGATAGCCCAGCACGAAAATATTGAGAGCCCCTATGATTGAGAGAATCGACGTGATGGAATGCTCCATTGCATTATCCCTATGCGAACAGGGTGGAGAAATAGCTCGTATCCACCTCGAGCACGAAAACGATATCCTCGGCGGGAGGAGGCGCCAGATAATAGATGTGGAACTTGATCTTGCCATTGAGCAGATCCGTAACCGGGTTCTCCTGCTCCAGGAATTCCACCCTGGCGCCGAGGAGTTGCCCCATCCCGACGTAGCCATTCAACCAAATATTCGTTGTGTCCTTCACCGTCTCGATCAGACGGCGGTTGACGGGGTCATCCACCTTCTGCCACGTATTCGTGACCAAATTGTTTTCAATGAAATTCGCCATGCGTCGGCACGGGATGAAGACGTCCTTGATGTCCGTGCTTTCGGGGAATGCCGAAGTGCGGTTGCCCCACAGCTTCCAGCCGGTCATAAAGCGGTTGACCGTCACAATGCCCTGCTCGTTGAGGTAGTTCGCCTTCGGAAGCCCAAGCACTATGGATGGCCCACTGATGGAAAGGGTTTTGTTCGAAGGAGATTCGTAGGGGATTCCATCGTTTTCCCAGTCCACTTTTGCGCAAAGTGCGGCTGCATGGCAGGAAAGCCATTCCTCGGCTTCTCCCTGCAAGACCTTCGGCCAACACATCACCGCGAACTCACTTCCATAGTCGGATTTGTATTCAACGGCGTCGGTGGCATTCAAAACGGTGTCGGGAATATCCAGGAAGGCCATTGCCTTGAAGTGTTCGCTCGTAAGCGTTGCAACAGAGATCATTTTCACGGCAACTGTCGCTTCCACACTCCACCCGGGGCAGACAACGGAACCGATCACCTTTCCGAACCGAGGGAAAATCTCCTCGCTGCATTCAAGGCCCGTGTAGCGCTCCGTCTCGGCATTGTATGATCCTACGATATCGGCAGCCCCTACCTTGCTCACATCCGCATAATCATAGTCCACCAGCACGGATGCATCGGCGAGAATGTCCCCGGTTGCGACTCTGGTGATCGTGCATGTCCCGTCCGATGCAACGGCCACGGTGTAATCATCCGGAGTTGTATAAGTGATGGTGCCGCCCGAATCGGTAACGACGATACTTGAAATATTTGGGAACTTATGGATGAGCGTGATCTTGTCGGCTACAAACGTTTTAGCTTCGTCAGAGACCGCCGTCTTATGCGTAGCTGGGTCGAACACGTTGACCGCAACCATCGGCCCCATGTTGTAGAGCGTGAAATAAATCCTGGCAAACTCGGAAAGCCCGTAATTCGGCTCATTCTCCGCAGCCGGAACAGCTCCGAAGGTGTTGATGAATTCGGAATACGAGAAAATCAGCTTCGGATTGTTCACCACGTCCGAATAATCGGCCAGCGTGTGAACCGGAGCTGGAGCAACCACAAGGGGGAGCGCGGAATCCACTTCCCGGACGGCATAAACCTTGGTGGGCAGTTCTTGAGTTCGAACGCCATGAAAAAAAGTCATATCTCATACCTCCCTTCAAGCAGGGCTTTCGGTTACGGTGACCGGCCACATATCCGGCGGAACAATCACTGGCCCCGGTTGGTCTGTATCAAAAACGTATGGAAAGAGGAGATTTCCTTCCCATTTTTCTACATACTCATAATCCTGAGCTCCCTCTTCCAGGGACTGCAGAAAGGCGCCGGAATCCTTTCTGACGCAGCACATTGTTGCGTAAATTTCCGCCCCGAGGTGTACGGTAATGGGACCGTCAAAAAGCCGCGCCGCCAGGAATGCACCATGCATTGCCTCCGCCATGAATTCCCGGCCCGTACCCCTACCGGCCACAAGCACATCCAGGGTAAGCATGGCCGTATAAAGGTCATGCAAACCCATCCTGCGTCTCTCCTCGCGCTGAACATCGAAGGTACGCGGAATCAAACAAAAATGAATGGCCCTTCCTTCCGCCGGCATGGGCTCGAAATAAACGTCCATGCCGACGCGCTCCGTCATGTGCTGAGCTATTACCGAAAGAACCCCGGCCACTCCATGACCTAAATCCGGTCTATCCATGCTTCCACCATATCGAGGACGTTGGTTTGGTCCTCGCCGTCAAAGTCGATGAATTTGCGTTGAGGAATCGTCACGGATTCCTTGAGGATAAAAAGCACGAAAGGCTTTCCAGCCTTGCCCTTCGCCATGATTGCCTTTCCGCTCTTGGATCTCCACACCGAGTATCCGGAGCTTCGCATTGCATCGATGCAGGTTTTGGGGGTTTCACCAAATTTTCGCATAAGCTTTCTGGTCCCAGCAGGTATGGCGAGCATCTTTGCATTTTTTGGAGTGATCGTCCCGCCCTCGTTCTGAATTAGGGCATATTTAAGATTTGATCCCCAGGCCACCCATGAATCACCGGTCTTTCTTGTAATCGAATTATGAAGGGCGCCACGATCCCGGAGAGTGTTGTTGCCCTTTTTGTTGGCGACCGTGAGAGGGGAATTGGCTGGAGCCATGTTACTCGCTATCCGCTTTTGCGTGGAGGAAACCCCATAAGCCCCAATGCGTTTGGCGATATCCTTTGGATCGAGCATGGCCTTGCTCATCCTTTCGCAATATTGCACAAACTTTTCGAGTCCAGTCACTATTGAGGCCATTATTTTCGGTATCCCGTAAG